TATATATAGAATTGAGACGCCGAATGGTCGGGTCTCATTTTAACCTTGCAAGTCATTGGAGGTACATATGACTGGATTTACTTACCCACGCAGTGGGTTCATCGGTTTCGACCACATCTTCGATCAGTTGGAAAATATCCACAAGCATGCGAAGGATACCTATCCACCACACAACGTAGTCAAAGAAGAGGAACTTAAGTTTACTCTCGAAATGGCCGTGGCTGGATTCAAAAAAGAACATATTGACATTGAAGTAAATGACGGCGTCCTTACTATTAAGGGCAATCGTCCTGCTAGGAGAGATCAAAACAAATATGTTCATAAAGGGATCAGTGCTCGAAATTGGTCAAAGTCATTTAGACTGTCTGAATATACAGAAGTAATCGGAGCAGATCTACAGGACGGAATCTTAACTGTCGAACTAGAAGTCGTCCTTCCTGAAGAGAAGCAGCCTCGTAAAATCTTAATTGGTCAAAACGAGGAAAACGAAAATGACAACAATAGCACTAAAGGGTTTTTCAACCGCGGGAGCGATCGTTAACGCGATCGTATACTTCTTTGATAGCTTAGGTAAGGCCATGATCATGGCTCGTGGAGCAGAGGCAAATCATCAGATTGCCATGCAACTTCAGCACGAGTATCCTGATATGGGTGTACCAGCTATCGCAGCCATGCTCAACGATCGTCTGCGTAAGGAGGTTTATGGTGATTAAATTTATCAAAAAGCTTTTTACAATGACAGATCCTGTAGAATCATATCTTGCGCAATCTGAAGATCTAGTAGATCTTGAGAATCGCATTAAAGAACTAAGATACAAAGGGATTTGGGTATAATGTGGCCGTATACAGAAGAAGAGGTTGAAGCCTTAAATTAACATAAATAAAAAGGAGCGTCAATCGCGGCGCTCCTTTTAACACGAGGAGGTCGTATGCAAGGTGAACCAAGAACCTGTAAATGTGGACATAGGTGCCACTGTTATGAACCCGATTGTAAAGAATGTGTGAACGACGTTTGTACAACGTGCAAATGTCAAGAGAATAAGAAGGACGTGCCTGATAGCATGTTAAATGGATTATGAATCAATTAAAATATCCCACCGATAATATTATACAGAGCTTAGACCCAGATGAAAGAGAATGGGAATACACAGGCACTGGAGATAAAGTCTACAAAGATACTTTCGAACCATATCCTAAAAAGGAGAAGAAGCCATGGCGCGGCGTGGAAGAACCGTATTACGTAGATCTGCCGTAGATCCACAGCAGAAATATATAAATGTAAGAATAGAACAGCTGAAGTCTGATATGGCAAAAGCACATGATGAGCACGATAAGAATTGGTATAATCGTCTCATTCAAGAATTAACGTGGGCTAGAGATATCGCCTCTGGCCAAAAAGGTAACTGTTACATGGGAGAAAAGTATGGACTTACTGAGATTGCGTGAAGATTTAGAATATGATGAAGGAGTAAAGTATGAGATATACTTGGATCATTTGGGTCTGCCTACTTTTGGGATCGGTCATTTGGTACGAGAAGAAGATCCAGAATATGGATGGGATGTTGGCGAACCTGTATCAGAAGAACGAGTCGCTGAGGTCTTCGAACGAGATATTGAAATCACGATTGAAGATTGTGAAAAACTCTATGACGACTTCCATGATCTCCCAGAAGAAGCCAAACTCGTCATCGCCAACATGTGCTTTAACCTTGGATATCCGAGACTTTCTAAATTTAAGGGAATGAAAGCAGGTGTTGATGCACGTGATTGGAATAAAGCAGCCGATGAGATGGTAGATTCTCGTTGGTACCGTCAAGTTCCTAATCGTGCAGAACGACTCGTAAAAAGAATGAGAGCACTCGCATAAAAGGTTTACAAACTCTTCACAATATGGTATAATAGCATCATGTTATTGGAGGTTGTATGTCATTTTATACATCAGTTGTTCGCTATGGTAACTCACTCTTATATCGTGGGTACACAGACACAGGCAAGCGTGTCTATAAGAAGGAGCATTTCTCTCCTCGCTTGTTCGTACCAGCAAAAGTAGATACAAATTGGCGTGGACTAGACGGCTCTGTCGTCGGTCCTGTCGATTTCAATAATATGCGCGAAGCTAAACAATGGCTCGAGCAGTACAAAGACGTAGCTGGTTTCAATATCTACGGTAATCCTAATTTCTTACAGCAATTCATCTGTCATAAATGGCCTCATGATATTATGTGGGATCGTGACCTTATCAATGTCACCACCATGGATATCGAGACTGCCTATGAAGATGGATTTCCTGAACCAGAAAAAGCCAATCAAGAAGTATTGGCTATTACACTCAAAAATAATATCGATGGCATCTATCGTGTGTGGGGTATGAAAGACTACGACGAAGATGCTGCCTTAATCAAACCAGTCAAGTACATCAAATGTCGTGATGAAGCAGACCTATTGTTGAAGTTCCTCGACTTTTGGTCTGATCATGATAAGTGTCCTGATGTCATTACTGGTTGGAACGTAAAGTTCTTCGATATCCCTTATCTTGTTAATCGTGTTGCCAATGTTCTTGGTGTCGATCAAATCTCAAAGTTCTCTCCGTGGGGCATGGTCGACTTCCAAAAAGTGGTCAAGCGTGGTCGAGAGCAGATAACATACAAGATCCAAGGCATACAGACTCTCGACTACCTTGACCTCTTTCAAAAGTTTGGCTATTCGTATGGTACACAAGAATCATACAAGCTCGATCATATCGCATACGTGGTTCTCGGTGAGAAGAAACTATCGTTCGAAGAGTCAGGCTCGTTGCGCAACCTATATAAAGATGACTTTCAACGATACATCGACTATAATATGAAAGACGTGCAACTCGTTGATCGACTCGAAGATAAGATGGGACTCATCACCCTTGCCATGACTGTAGCATATAAAGGTGGTGTAAACTATCAAGACACCTTCGGCACAGTTGGCATATGGGAATCAATCATCTATCGTAAGCTATTCTCTGAGAAGACTATGCCTATGATCGAGCCTGACGAGATGGGTATACGAGACTTCGAAGGTGGTTATGTTAAACCTCCACAAGTTGGTATGCATGATTGGGTAGTTTCGTTTGATTTGAATTCTCTATATCCAAATATCATCGTACAGTGGAACATGTCACCCGAAACACTCAACAAAGATCCACAGTATAACAAGCCTTCAGGAGTTGATCTATACTTAAATGCCAATGAGCCTCAAGGTGGTAAACACTCTGTTGCAGCAAATGGTTCTACGTATCGTAAAGACATCGATGGTGTGGTACCGAATATCATTGTCGACTACTATGACGAACGTAAGTCTGTCAAGAAGATGATGATCGCAGCAGAAAAACAATACCAGAAAGAAAAGACAGTCGAGCTTGAGAAAGAGATTAACCGTCTACACAACCAGCAGATGGCGATTAAGATCTTGATGAACTCATTATATGGTGCGATTGGTAATAAGTACTTTCGTTACTATGATCTACGTATCGCCGAAGGTATCACTCTCACTGGTCAGTTGGCAATCAAGTGGGCTGAGAAGGCTGTAAATAAAGAACTCAATCAGATATTGAAGACAGACGAAGACTATGTGATTGCAATGGATACTGATTCATTGTACATCAACTTTGGTCCACTTGTCGAGCAACTTAAACCAAAAGATCCTGTCAAGTTCCTTGATAAGATCTGTGTCGAGCACTTCGAACCTGCTATCGCGAAGGCATATGATAAGCTATTCAATGTAATGAGTTGTCATAAGCCTCGTATGGAGATGGGTCGAGAAGTCATCGCAGATCGTGGTATATGGACTGCAAAGAAGAGGTATATCCTAAATGTACATAATTCCGAAGGAATCCAATACTCCGAACCTAAGCTTAAGATTATGGGCATTGAGGCCATCAAGTCGTCGACACCTGAGATTGTACGAGCTAAATTCAAGGAAATATTCAACGTCATCATTTCGGGGTCTGAAAAAGATGCTCAGGACTTCATACAGACATTCAAACAGGATTTCAAATCCCGCTCACCCGAAGAAGTGGCTTTTCCACGGAGCGTCTCGGATGTTGTATCGTGGCGCGATAGGAAAACTGTTTACAAGAAAGGTTCGCCTATTCACGTCCGGGGTTCCCTCGTATATAACAAAGCGCTTAAGGAATCTGGAATGATGCATAAGTACGAGGCTATTCAAAACGGCACTCGTATCAAGTATCTGTACATGAAAAAACCAAACAGCGTCAAAGAAAACGTGATTGCATTTCCTGACGTACTTCCAAAAGAGTTTGGCTTACACGGTCATATTGACTATGATAAACAATTCGAGAAGACATTCATTGAGCCTCTTGAATTGATTCTCAACTCAATTGGTTGGAAAGCCGAAGAGCAATCATCACTCGAAGATTTTTTTGTTTAACTGTTTACAAATGACCCAAAATGGAGTATAATACTATTATGAAAAAATGGCATGAAGATATCAATGAGATGCACGCCAAGTATGGTGTACATGAGTGGGTTGAAGGTGAAAGGACTAATGGTGATTGGTCTCGTCTTAACAAGTTCCTTGACTTTCGACTGAAATTCTTGCAAGAAGAGTTAGAGGAAACACGTAAAGCTGCGATCCTGGATAAAAATCCACAGGAGATCGTAGATGGTCTTATCGATCTTTGCGTTGTAGCTATTGGTACTCTCGATGCTTTTGGTGTTGATGCACAAAAAGCATGGGATGAAGTACATACTGCTAATATGAAAAAAGAACGTGGTATCAAAGAATCACGTCCTAATCCTCTCGGCTTGCCAGATCTAATCAAACCTGAAGGTTGGAAAGGTCCAGATCATCGTGACAACATTGGCTGTCTCCGGGACGCTCTTCAATAGCGTCTTCGATAATAAAACTAATAAGCGCATCGAGGTACATAACTTCGATGCGTTCGAACGTGTTCTTTATGAACTGTCTAAAAAGCCAAGAGCATCGAAGAAAGATGCTGAGTTAATCTCTCCTGCAATATACGATGAAGGTACTACTCGTGCTAACAAGAACGTAAAGTACTGGGGAGGTTGGTGTGCAGTTGACGTAGATGACATACAATTTGAAGGTAAGTTAGAAGATGCTCTCGTTAAACACACTCGTTCTTGGCGTTTTATTTGTTATTCTACCGCCAGCAGCAGTATCGATCATCCAAAGTTTCGTCTTATATTCCCACTTAAAAGAGAATTACAAAATGACGAAATTTCTAGTTTCAATTTCGCGTTACAAAAGGCTATCGGATCTATCGGAGATGAGCAAACAAAGGACCTTGCTCGAATGTATTACATTCCTGCTTTGTATGATGGTGCTCATAACTTTATCTTCTCTCGTTCTGGTGATTTCGTTGATCCTACAGCTCTAATGAAGGAGTTTCCTTATGAGCAAAAAGCAAACCTCAACTCATTCTTCGACAGATTACCAGAAGAAGTACAAAAGCAAATCATCGAGCACAGAAAGTCCTCGCTTGATCAAACTAATGTGGTGTGGTCGTCCTATCGCGATTGTCCCTTCTTTCCACGAAGACTCGAATCAGAATACAGATCAATAAGCAATACTGGTTGGTATCACAAAATGTATCAGATCATGGTTGCTCTTGCTGGTAACGCTATAAGTAAGAAGTATCCAATCACTGCAGATGAGATCGCAGTACTTTGTCGAGAGCTCGATGCTGAAACTGGTAATTGGTATGCTAATAGGCCACTACAAAAAGAAGCAGATCGTGCATTAGAATATGTGTATAGGAATATGTAATGAATGACTTGAAATTTACAACAGCTGAAGATTATATGGCATTAAAAGTAGGAGATAGTTTTACTTTAGCTGATATTGATTTAGATGCTTTAGAAAAACATGCATTTTTTGAACATAAACTGTTCATACCATGCAAAAAGGGCCGAACTGATGAACAAGTATATCGTGACACCTATAATGGCTTAGCTGCTGAAAGATGGTTAATTGAATATCATGGGTATGAAAATATACCTGAAAAATATAAAGATGTTAAGAAGGACGGAGTTGAAGTTGAAGTCAAGACCAATACTTCTGATCAAACAGAGGAATCTCAATTAAAAGCCTTGACAGAGAGAAAAAAATCAACTTGGGCTAATGTTCCTGATCATGTGATTTCCTTTAGAAGGAAGGGCGATCACTATACAGTAAATCGTTTAATGAAATGGGATGGTTTACAATTCGTGGATAATGTGGTATAATAGGTGTATTATGAAAGAATCAGTTAAAGTCCTACAAGAATGTGCCGAACTTCAAGTGAAGAAAGGCAATGATTATCAAAACCCGCACTCGCGGATCAAGCAAGCTGACTACTATCCACAAGGTGTAGCAACGTTGCTTGACATCGTACATGCTAAGATGCTTCGTATGCGTTCAGTCGTTGAAGCTATGCAGTCAGATCCTAACTATGAACCAAACTTTGAGTCTATCGAAGACTCAGCAAAAGATATGTTAAACTATTGCTCGTTCATCGTTGAATATTGTCGTGGTCAAATGGATGGTCAGAATCCAGATCATGACTTCTTAAATCGTCCAAAGAAAGGTATTACACATGCAACTGATGACAGTGAGTGATGTTCGTGAACACTTTATCGGAGAATTAAAAGATGAAGCATTTACTACAGACAAGACTGGTCAAAAGACCATCGAACTTATCGGAGCTTCTTTCCTCGCTGACGAGGCAGCGATCTTTGGCACTCCTTCTGAGTCTTATATTAACGCTGAGCTTGATTGGTATCTCAGTGGTAGTACTAACATCAATGATATCTATAAAACAGAATCTGATGCAGATCAATCAGTCACTCGACGCGACCCACCAGATGCTTGGCGATATGCAGCAAATGACCATGGAGAAATAAACTCTAACTACGGTCATCTCATCTTTGATGATAAATATTATCGACAGTTCGATAACGTGGTCGCAGAGTTACACCATAATCCAGACTCTCGCCGCGCATCGATGATTTATACGAGACCGTCGATATGGACAGAGTTTAATGAAAACGGTAAAAACGATTTTATCTGTACTAACGCTGTTACTTATTATATTCGCAATGACGAACTACACTGCGTGGTCCAAATGCGTTCAAACGATGTCGTGTTCGGATATAAAAATGACTATGCTTGGCAGTCCTATGTTTTAGGCCAAGTCGCCAACTCTCTCGAGATTGGTGCTGGATATATACATTGGCAAGTGCAAAACTTGCATGTTTACGAAAGGCATTTTCATCTTGTCAAATAAGTGGGATATCAGATTTCTTGAGATGGCTAAGCAAGTCTCTACGTGGTCAAAAGATCCATCGAGACAGATTGGTGCCATCGCCGTAGATGATCGTACAGTTGTAGCACAAGGCTATAACGGCTTTCCTCGTGGTATTCAAGATACTGATAAACGACTCGATGATAGACAAATAAAATACAAATTTGTAGTTCACGCTGAAATGAACGTGATCTACAATGCAACATATAATGGAGTATCACTAGATGGTTGTTCGTTATATGTATGGGGCTTACCTGTTTGTTCTGAGTGTGCCAAAGGCATCATACAGACAGGTATCACACGAGTGATTATGCCCATTCAGGAAATACCTGAACATTGGGTAGAATCATGGACTTTAACACAAATCTTGCTCAACGAAGCAGGGGTCAAATGGGAGTTTATCGATGTCAGCAACACAGGATTGGATTAAAGAGCAGTATCAAAAGGAGTCAAAGCCTATTATTACTGAGTATTCTTTATACAAACAACTGCAAGACCTGACAGTGCGAGTAAAATCGCTTGAAGAAGAAATCGCATGGAGACAGAAAGATGAAGTCCGTCCTTGACTTTTTAGAAGGACACGAGCTGTCCGAGGATATCATTATCCTCGGGCAGTGCCCGTCCTCTAAGATAACACCATCAGCAAATGGCACATTTCGTAGACTAAAGAAGTGGATGACTACAGTTGGAGTTCGTGATTGGGACTTTCATAACGTAATACCACATAAGATCAATTCTTATGATATCAAAGACGTCGATGTAGATGCATTATATGCTGCTTGCGAAGGCAAAGGTGTAGTTATTGCACTCGGTGGGTTTGTCCAAAAAGTATGTAAGAAATACGGTATAGATAATTACAAGATCGACCATCCGTCACCACGGAATCGTAATCTCAATAGTATGGAATACGAAGCAAACATGCTTCACAAATTGAAGGAACACCTTGATGTCGCTCGAGCTAACGGAATACTATGACGACTTTATTCGTTACTTTAACCTAGCCAAAGAACAACAAGTCAAATGTAATGTAGCTGAGGAAGAACCTTATGGTATGATTCCACACATGGAGTCTAACATGGGTGATGACCTCATGCATTGGATTGAACTCTATGATGTCGTCGAACGTAAGTACGCTGGCTTCTCGCAGATCATGAACGACTGTTGGTCTGGTTGGACTGAAGATCATCCATATTGGAAGAAGATGCAAGCTGGTTTGGTTACACATCAGCGTGAGACAGTAGCAAATAATTGGACTGGTAAGCATAAAGACTTTGACTTACCAGAATGGTTGTATCTCTTTATCTTACATCGTGTTTGTGGATCTGCTATTAACTATGCAACGAAACCATCTGGTTATCACAACACATTATTGTTTACGCTTCATAAAGCTCGTACTATCGAAGAGATGGTATGGCATATGAAACGTCATAAAGAACCATTCTATACGTCAGTCGGTTATCAGTTTCCTAAGTTTCCTAAACCGCCTCAAGGTTCGGGATACAAGAGAGGCGGAGACTACTACTTAGCAGAATATGCACCACGTCTAGCACGTGAGATGGCAGAATGGTTACAGAAATCAAATGAAAGAAAGGACCTTCGAGAGATCGGAGAGTTTATGGGTCAGTGGAATGAACGAAATGGTCTTAACCGTTATACTTTTCAGTATGCTGCTGTGGTTGCTGATGTTGCTGACTGGTATCCCCAAATGGTTAACAAGGAATCACCGTTTTACTACGGAACTAACGCTGTTGAGTGCATTAGCTACCTTGCTATTAATACAACTCGTATGAAGAAAGAGCAGTTCCTCGACGCTGTGATGGCAAAGATATATGAGGACACTGGCTCTTATCCTTATAATGCAGAAGACGTATGCTGTGACTATATCCGTTGGGTTGAAAACTATGTCAGACCAGGTGCACACTACTCTCATGTTGACTTAGACAGTGTATGGTCATCAAGTAATATCAAGAACCATCCATTTGGTAGACAGAAGGCTATGCTTGAGCTTGGCTTAGTAGATACATTCAATAATCGTAAACACCATCCATCAGATGATACGGTGTTGAAAGAAGTCAATATGTCAGTCGATGAATACAAGGCAAAATGCGCAACGCTACACTAGAAGATTTTATTGAACCTGACGTAAACGCTATTACCTATGAGAATACTGTAGATCCCATTCTCAAAGGTGGTAAGGTGAGTAATCACCTACTCGAGCCATGGTCACTCGAAGAACGAATCCAAAAGTTCTTTGAGTTTTGTCGTGCATACGATGTACGAGAAGAGCCATTACTCAAAGCCAATCCTCAACAGTTCTCACATCGACTGCATTGGGATGAGATGCCTTATGTAGAAGAGATGAAGAACGAGAAGGATATCAAGACCCTCTTGCATCACACCATCGTATGGTCATTTAGTAATGAGCATTGGTTGACGTTTAGGACTTTGCGCGACCATGGTGTTGATGCGATGAGGAAGAGGTTTGAGAAAGAGAGACATGCTCGTTCCGATTTATTTCAAATCTATTATCCAAAAGGTACTAAAGTTAAAGACTGGTTATGTGATGTACCTCAACAGATAGCCGAAGACTGCGCACCATTATTACAGTCGAATAGACCACTCAAGATGATGGAGTTGGCGACTAAGCTAGAGCGTTATACGAAAGAGAAGCATGGCTTTCGTAATGTGATGTATCCTTATAAGAACTTATCTCGTCATATCGCTATGGCTCGACCAGACCTCGTAGATCCTGAATCATGGGTTACACCAGGGACATTGTCGTTTTATGGACTATGGCAGATATTTGGTGGTAAGAACCTGTTTGGTAAGACAAAGTTTGAATTAGATGAAAGTACAGGTGATTATGTGCCTGTCAGCGATCAAGCCATTGAGCTTGTTCGTCAATTTAGTGTATTAGCAAAGCATAAGGATAATCCTATGCAAAGGCAATACAACATTAACATTGAAGATAAGGCGTGTATGTGGTGTAAGCATCTGTTCATACGACATGGTGTAAAGAGTACCACGAAGAAGATACCATACGAATGGATTTATCCACGCACTTTTTCTCTAAAAAAGAGTTTACATTCTTAACTCACTGTGGTATAATACTACAATGGCACACGATAAACACGTAATCGATAATTGCAACATGGATGTCGATTCACTCCTCTTTGAAGGCGTGAGTAGTCGTCAAGAAGCAAAAGAATACTATCTCAGTTTGGCTGAAAACTGGGAAGATCCTAATCCTGCGCCAGTAGTTGAAACTTATGAAGGAGTAAGAGTTGTACGAGACGATCTTATTACAGGTAGCAAAGTACGAGGTGGCGATTGCCTTATTAGCTCTCTTAATCAGCGGACTCTTGTGTATGTACAGCCACGCACAGGTTTGGCTGGCGTATCATTATTGGACGTTGCGAAAAGGCACAACAAACGTATTAAGCTTTTTATGCCAAGTTCGAAACGAATCTCGCATCACCAAGCTTGCTGTATTGAGCGAGGTGCTGACTTTGAGTTTCATCGTATTGCTGCTATGCCTAATCTCAATGCAATAGCAAAGAAGTGGGCTGATGAACAAGAAGATGCATATTTTATTCCTCTCGGGTTGAAACACGAGAAGGTAACAGCAGGCTTAGTAAAGGTAGCATCGAAGATACCTGAGCCTGAAGAAGTATGGACTGTTATATCTACAGGAGTACTACACCGAGCTTTACAGATCGCATGGCCGAATGCAACATTTCATGCTGTGGCTGTAGCTCGTAATATGAAGTCTGGTGAAACTGGTCATGGCAATATCATATCTGCGCCTGAGCCATTCACCACACCGATTAAAGAAGGATTACCACCATTCCCGACTATCGACACTTACGATGGTAAGGCATGGAGATATATCCCTAAAAATAGTGGTAGAGATATACTGTTCTGGAATGTCGGTACTGAACCAGTACTCAAAGATGAAACAATATACGATCGCATTGATTCGTATAGGAATTGGAAGAAAGATGAAAGTACTACTGACGGGTCTCGGACCAATATCAAACAAAATACACTCGCATAAGGCTGCACAAGCAATCATCTATGCAGATCAATTGAAATCTGCTGGTATGGATGTGACCATCAACTTGGTCAATAATAAGGTAACTGACTATACACCTTATGACGAGATCTATTTCTATCATGGCTCTGATTGGAGTGGTAACCTCAACTTATTTGGTGGTATTCAAGCATATCCTAATACTCAATATGTTGAAGCGTTATCTCATTTTAACGGCAAGATCAAGTCAATCCTCATTGACTTCCCTAACTATGTGTCTATGTTTCAGCAAAGATTAGAAAAAGCTGACATGACATGGACTGGTGTACATTGGGAAAACCTACGTAGACTACAAAACGAAGCTGAAGTAGTCGACCCAAATATGGTAAAGAGATATAAGAATATTGCGTTCGGTGATAGCCATGCTATATGCATGTATAGACCTGGGTGGGAGAACGTATCGGTACCTTTCTCTACATTGCATGGCTCGATCAATCGCGGCTTCGAAGAGTTTATTCCTGAAGGTGGTGAGTATGATAGAATTGAAACATATTTCGGTAATATTGATATACGTCATCATCTATGTCGGTTTCAGGATCCTATTTCCGAAGCGAAAACTCTCGCAGATAGATATGGATCCGAGATTGAAAGAATTAGAAAAATATACAGAGCAGACGTGACTGCCTGGGAACCATTACCAATTGAGAACGAATCTCGTAAGATACCAAAGACTGGTTGGTACAAAGGTACACCATTCTATGGTAGTTGGCAACAACGTACTGACGTGAGAAATGCTTTCACAGAAAGATTAAAGTCCCATACACAGGTTTATAGTTGGATAGATAATCTAATAAACGCTAAAGGCGAGCTTGATTTCGAAGCGATGGAAAAACCTCAGTCAGTGCATCTGTCACGAGCATCCTATCCACATTGGCAAGGTAAAAGCTGGACTGAAGATAAAGTCGATGAACCATCATCGCTCGAAGAATTTTTTGCATAAACAGGAGATATGCTATGAGTATTATGGATAAGCTGAAGAAGAACAGCAAGATTAAAGAGACAGATATTTTATCTGAATCTAAATTCTTCAATGAAAAAGATATGGTACCAACAGATGTACCAATGTTAAACGTCGCATTGTCTGGTTCTGTTGATGGTGGTTTGACACCTGGATTGACAGTACTTGCAGGTCCGTCGAAACACTTTAAGACGTCGTTTGCCCTTATCATGGCAGCTGCATACTTAAAGAAACATAAAGATGCGGTGATGCTCTTTTATGATTCAGAGTTTGGTTCACCACAAGATTACTTTGATCAGTTTGGTATCGATACAAACCGTGTACTTCATACACCAGTAACTGATGTTGAGAAACTCAAATTTGATCTCGTATCTCAGCTCGAACAAATCGAACGCGGAGATAAAGTAATCGTTGTTATCGATTCTGTTGGTAACCTAGCATCAAAGAAAGAACTCGAAGATGCATTGAATGAAAAGTCTGTGGCCGATATGTCACGCGCAAAGGCGCTCAAAGGTTTGTTCCGTATGGTCACACCTTATCTGAACATGAAAGATATCCCATTGATTGCAGTCAATCACACATACATGGAGATTGGTCTGTTTCCAAAGGCTGTCGTATCTGGTGGTACAGGTATCTACTATAGCGCAGATAATATTTGGATCCTTGGTCGTCAACAAGATAAGCAAGGTACAGAGATCAAAGGTTATCACTTTGTAATCAATGTGGAGAAATCAAGGTATGTTAAAGAAAAGTCTAAAATTCCTATTTCTGTTAGCTGGGACGGTGGTGTCTCCAATTATAGTGGCATGTTGGATGTTGCTCTTGATGGTAATTACGTTGCTAAGCCTTCTAATGGGTGGTACTGTCGCGTGGATCGTTCTACTGGAGAGTTGGTGGACCCAAAGGTTCGAGAAAAAGACACACATGGCGAGGACTTCTGGTTACCCATCTTACGGGATACAGATTTCAAAGAGTACCTCAAAAACAAATATTCAATCGTGAAAGGTGAAGTAGAAGATGCCGTTGGAGCATAAAGAGAATGAAACCTTCCAGTTCATACCTGACATCGAGCATGATCAGGACTGGTGTATTCGAATCCTTGAAGGTCCATACAATGAGACAGTAATCAAGTATGGTAATATATCGGTTGATGGTGAAGGTGAAGATACACACTTAACCTTTAACTTCTTTATCAAAGAATCTCCAGACACTGAATTGACAGTAGACGATGAAGGTTTACAAGAAGAAGCTGGAGCAATCTTACAGGAGTGCTTACGCGTAGCTGTCACTGATGGCACGTTACAACTGAGTGAGAAAACAGAATGAAGATATTAGTATTTGGACTACCCGGAGCAGGCAAGACATGGCTTGCTGAACGGTTACAAAAGCATATTCCTAACTGCGCTTGGTTCAACGCAGATAGGATTCGCGAGATGGCTGACGATTGGGACTTTACTCCTGAAGGTCGCCTTCGTCAAGCCACTCGCATGAGAAACATCGCTGACTATGAGAAAGAAAATGGTCGTTGGGTGATATCAGACTTCGTATGTCCTACTCAACATACAAGAGACATGTTCGATGCAGATATCTCTATATGGGTAGATACAATCTCAGAAGGTAGGTTTGAGGATACAAATAAAATATTTGAGATCCCAGCTATGTTCGATTATCATGTTAACCACTGGTATCATGATAAAGAAATCGAAAGTTTAGCCGAAACTATCGTTGCAGTAGAAGAAGGAAAAGTAACATGAGCGAAGAAATCAAATTTATGGGTGAGTTCGAAAATCCTCAACAACTCTTAGAACAAATGGGAACATTTGATTTTAAGAATCCAACAGTACAGATGTTAGGTCGCTGGCAACCATGGCATCAAGCTCATACAGAGCTGTTCAAACGTTGTCATGCCATGACTGGTCAGGTGGCAATTATGGTTCGTAATGTACCAGAAGCGAGAGAAGCAAACTCGCGTGTTCCAGGTCAAGATGATAACCCCTTCAATGAGGTCGAAGTAGTGACAAGAATTGAAGAAGCATTGCAAAAAGAAGGGTTTACACATTGGGACGATTATGTTATAATACCAGTACCAAACATCGTTGACATTAGTTATGGTCGAGGTGTTGGTTATACATTCACCGAGCACGACCTTGGAGAAGAGATGCATAATGTATCAGCCACTAAGATCCGTGCGCAAATGCGAGAAGAGGGAACCCTTGCAGCAAAACCTTGAACTAACGATCCTTCGTAATCTATTAACTGATGAAAACTTCATGCGTAAAGTATTGCCTTTCATCAGACCAGATTACTTCGAAGGCATCTATCGTATATTATTCAAAGAAGCAGGTAAGTTTGTGGGCAAATATAATAAGTTGCCTACAGCTGAGTCATTTAAGATCGAACTCGACCAAGCAGATGCTCTCAACGGAGAGAACTATACGGTTGCTGTCGACATCTTACCTCAACTGTTTTCAAGCGAACCTATTGATGAACAATGGTTACTTGATACTACTGAAAAGTGGTGTCAAGATCGTGCCATCTATAACGCCATCATGGAGTCAATCACTATCATCGATGGTAAACATGAAACACTCACAAAGGGTGCACTACCTGATCTCTTAACAAAGGCTTTAGGTGTTGCATTTGATACTAATGTCGGACACGACTACATCGAAAACTTCGAAGACCGATACGATTTCTACCACAAAGACGAGGCAAGAATACCTTTCGATCTTGAATACTTCAACAAGATCACCAAAGGTGGAATTCCTAATAAGACACTCAATATTGCTCTTGCTGGCACCGGTGTTGGTAAGTCTTTATTTATGTGTCACGTTGCTTCGTCCGCTCTCGTGGATGGGAAGAACGTTCTTTATATCACCATGGAGATGGCTGAAGAACGTATTGCGGAACGTATAGATGCTAATCTACTGAACGTAACGATCGATCAACTACCTAACATGTCTCGTGAGATGTATCGCACAAAAGTAGAAGACATCGCTCGTAAGACAAATGGTCGATTGATCGTAAAAGAATATCCGACTGGCTCTGCACATGCTGGACATTTCAGAGCTCTACTAAACGAACTCAAACTCAAAAGACAGTTTGAGCCTGATATGATCTTCATTGATTATCTCAATATCTGTGCCTCATCAAGAATGAAGGGAATGGGTGGTGCTATCAACTCTTACAACTATATTAAGGCGATTGCAGAAGAGCTACGTGGTCTCGCGGTCGAGTTCGATGTCCCTATTTTTAGTGCGACTCAGACTACACGTTCTGGATATTCAAACTCAGATGTTGGCCTCGAAGATACATCAGAGAGTTTTGGTCTCCCAGCCACAGCAGACTTCATGTTCGCCCTCATCTCGACAGAAGAGCTCGAACGTCAAGGCCAAATGATGGTCAAGCAGCTGAAGAATCGTTATAATGATCCGACATTCCATAAACGTTTTGTCATTGGTGTTGATCGTGCAAAGATGAGACTATATGATGCAGACGATGCAGAACAAACTCTGGTCGATGATACACCTGTATTTGATACGACTGCAGCTGGAGAAGCAATAAATCAAGCCGTACAAAAAAGAGTTAAGACGACAGATTGGAACATATAATGAACAGAGCTGGTTGGTTAGAAAAACTTATTAATGAAAATAATTACCAAAAAGGTATTGAGCTCGGCGTACAAGATGGAAATACTTACAAACACCTCGTATCGAACTGTCCTAGACTTAGACTTTGGGGAGTAGATATCTGGGCAGATAAAGAGGTTAGAGATCACGGCGATACCGGATTATTGCGTATGGCTCGAGAGAAAACTAATTATATAGCCTTACAAGCTTATATTCGTGTAAATAACTTTCAAAATAGAGCTAAACTAATTAGAGACTTCACCCATAATTGTTCTGATCAATTTGTAGATGGCTATTTTGACTTTATCTTCGTAGACGCATCACACATGTACGAAGATGTAAAAAAAGACATCGAGCTGTGGACTCCAAAAGTAAGAAAAGGAGGATGTATCAGTGGGCATGATATTAATATGGATTCAGTCAAACGTGCAGTGAGTGAAACTTTAGTAGATTATGAAACTACTGTAGATAATGTATGGTATAAAATGGTATGAAATGCATCCAATTCACAGGAGGTATGGACTCTACGCTAGTGGCGTATGAGCAGCTTACTACCACTGATGATGATTATGTATTTTTATTTGCTAATGATAAGTGTTGGGCTCCAGGATATGCAGAAGCATGTCAGCAATATTTGATCGATACTCTTTTCAAAGACTATCGTGATAGGATTGAAATGAGAGTGATTGAAGCTGAGTGCAGTATAAATTGGCACGTTTGGTTTCATTCTATAGCAGAAGTAATATCAAAATGGAATATCACTGAACTATATTCTGGTACGACACAAGTATATGAAGAAGCTAGACCCATAGAGTTTAAGAATGCCAAGCGAGCTGACTTCAGAGGAGGATCATTTTGTTG